GGTGCTGCAAGCCGGGGACATCCTGGACTTCCACGGCTCGGGCGAGCTGGAGGTGGCGATCCGCTGGGCGGACGAGCGGCCGGGCGACCGCGAGGTCTACGCGAACCACGTGGCCATCGCGGTCGGACCGGCGGCAATCGTCGAGGCGCTGTGGACGGTCCGGGAGCACGCTTACGCCGACGTGGCCGGCGCGGTGCACGAGGTCTGGCGGCATGCGGGTCTGTCCGAGGCCCAACGCGAGGCCCTGGCCGGCGCGGCCCGGGCCTACGTCGGGCGCAGGTACGGTCTGGTCAAGCTCGCGGCCCACTTCGGGGACTGCATGCTGGGCAAGGTGGCCGGCCGGGAGGTCTACCTCTTCCGCCGGCTGGCCCGGTTCGACAGCTATCCCATTTGCAGCTGGGTGGTGGCCTGGGCCTACTGGAAGGCGCTCGGCGTCACCTTCGGCTGCGAGCCCAACGCGGCCGCTCCGCACGACATCCGCGCCCACATGCTGCGCACCCCGGGCTGGCTGTGCCTGGCCAAGGTGGAGGCCGCGGCATGAGCGAACAGGGCAAGGACGCCGTCGGCGAGCTGTGGAAGGCCGTAAACGACCTGCGCAAGGGCCAGAGCACGCTTGAGGCCGAGGTCAAGGCCGGGTTTGCGCGGATCGAAACCTTGCTGAAGGAACGCTGCGAGGCGCGCATGAGCCGGATCGAGCGCTTGGAGAAGACCGACGCGGACCACGAGACGCGGCTTTCCGCGGCGGAGAAGACGCTCGAGCGGATCAGCGTCAAGTTGGCCATCATCGCCGGCTTGGGGGCGCTGGTGGGGAGCGCGCTCGTCACCTGGCTCTTCAAGGTGCTGGGGGGCTGACATGGCCAAGGCCAAAGGCAAGAAGACTCCTCCACCAGCGCCGCCGGGTCGGCCGACGAAGTTCAGCCGGGCGCTGTCCAACCGGATTTGCACCATGGTGGCAGAGGGGCATTCCCTTGTCGTGGTCTGCAAGCGTTTGGGCCTGGCCTACAGCACGGTGACCAGGTGGCTACGCCAACCCGAACATGAGGAGTTTTGCACCAGGTACGCGCACGCGCGCGAGGACCAGGCCGAGTACCTCGCCGGAGAAATGAAGGAAATCGCGGATAATGCCGTGGATGTGCAGAAGGCAAAGCTCCAGGTCGACACCCGCAAATGGCTGACGGCCAAGTACAGCCCCAAGAAGTACGGCGACCACGTGGACGTGGAGCTGAGCGGGAGCACGAGCCACGACGTTTGGGTGCGGCTGCTCACTGAACAGGTGGCAGCGGGGCGGGACGGCGATGCGAGCGATGACCGCTGACGCCGAGCGCGCGCTGCGCCTGCGGCTGATGCGCGATTTTCCTTACTACGCGCAGGCCGCGCTACGCATCCGCTCCAAGTCCGGGGCCATCGTGCCGCTGACCCTGAACGCGGCCCAGCGCTACCTGCATGCGCGGCTTGAGGCCCAGAAGGCTGAGACGGGCATGGTCCGCGCCCTGATCCTGAAAGGGCGGCAGCAGGGGTGCAGCACCTATGTCGGCGGCCGGTTCTACCACCGCACGACGCACGGCCGGGGCATCCGGACCTTCATCCTGACCCACGGCAACGACGCGACGCAGAATCTCTTCGAGATGGTGCAGCGGTTTCACGAGCACAACCTGCCGGAGCTGAAACCCAGCGTGGGCACCTCGAACCGCAAGGAGCTGATCTTCAGCGCCCTGGACAGCGGCTACCGCGTGGGCACGGCCGGCTCGCAGGACGTGGGACGCTCCAGCACCGTGCAGCTCTTTCACGGCTCGGAAGTCGCCTTCTGGCCCAACGCGGAGAAGCATGCCGCGGGGGTGATGCAGGCCATCCCCAGCGAGCCGGGCACGGAGATCATCCTCGAGTCCACGGCCAACGGCATGGGCAACTTCTACCACCGCAAATGGCAGCAGGCCGAGCGGGGCGAGGACGCTTTCCAGGCGATTTTCGTGCCCTGGTACTGGCAGGACGAATACGCCGCGCCCGTGCTGGAAGACTTCACCTTGAGCGAGGAAGAGGCCGAGTACCAGGCGGCCTACGGTCTGACCCCGGAGCAAATGGCCTGGCGCCGGGAGAAGGTGCGCGAGCTGGGCGACCTGCTCTTCAAACAGGAGTACCCGGCCAACCCGGCCGAGGCCTTCCAGGTGACCGGGACCAACAGCTTCATCAAGCCCGAGCTGGTCCTGCGGGCGCGCAAGGCCGCGCCCGGTCGCAGCTACGGCGCCGTGGTCGCGGGCTTCGACCCGGCCCAGATCGAGGACGCCGGGGACCGGGACGCCTTCGTCTTTCGCCAGGGCCTGACCCTGTTCGGGCTCGAGTACCACCGCATGGGCTTCGCCGAAAAGCTGGGCTTTCTCACGCGCAAGCTGGAGGCCGGCGTGCCGCGCATCGACATGCTGTTCATCGACTTCGGCGGGGGCGGGCACGAGCTGGCCTCCATGCTCATCGAGCGCGGCTTCGGCGGCCGGGTGCGGGTGGTGAACTTCGGCGCGGCCGCGAGCGAGCCGCAGAAGTACGCGAACCGCCGGGGCGAGATGTGGGACCGCTGCCGGGCCTGGCTGGCGAGCGACGACGCGCCGGCCTGCATCCCGGACGACGACGCCCTGCACGCGGACCTAGTGGCGCCGAGCTTCAAGTACGATTCCCGGACCCGGCTCCAGCTCGAGAGCAAGGACGACATCCGCGCCCGGGGGCTGGCCAGTCCGGACGGCGGCGACGCAATGGTCCTGACCTTCGCCGAGCCGGTTTACCGGGAGCACGTGGTGGGCTCGGCCAGGAACAGGGCGAAGACCGACTACAAGGTGCTGTGAGGAGGAATAGCCATGGGATTCGGCGGGGTTAGTTCCGGCTCTATCCAGTATCCGGACATCGAGGAGCCCGACACCGAGGCCAAGAAGGCCGCGGACAAGGAGCGCAAGCAGGCCGCGCTGGCCAGCACGCGCAACAAGACCGTCCTGACCAGCGGCAAGGGCGACACGAGCACGGCCGCGACCAGCAAGCACACGCTCCTGGGGCAGGCTTGAGCATGGACGCGGTGCGGTCGGACGCGGTCCGGAGCTGCGCGCGGCGGCTCGCGAGCCTGCGGCGGGAGCGCCAGTCCTGGGAGGACCATTGGCAGGACCTGGCCGACTACCTGCAACCCAGGCGCAGCCGGTTCCTGGACAAGGGCGGCCGGACCAACTGGGGCAGCAAGAAGAACGACAAGATCATCAACTCCACGGCCCCGGACGCGCTGGACACCCTGGCCTCGGGCATGCAGGGCGGGCTGACCTCGCCGTCCCGGCCCTGGTTCAAGCTGGGGCTGTCCGACCAGCAGCTCGCCGAGTACGGCCCGGTGAAGACCTGGCTGCACCTGGCCCAGCGCGGGCTGTTGACCGTGCTCGGCCGGTCCAACTTCTACGACGCCATCCACACGCTCTACCTGGAGCTGGGGGCCTTCGGCACGGGCGTTTTGTTCGTGGAGGAGGACGACGAGACGCTGGTGCGCTTCCGGACCCTGACCATCGGGGAATACTTCCTCGCCAACGGCATGAACGGGCGCGTGAACGCCCTCTTCCGCCAGTTCCGCATGACCGCCTTACAGCTCGTGGAGCGCTTCGGGAAGGACGCCGTGTCCCAGGCCACGCGGTCCAAGGTTGAAGTCCAGGCCGGCGACGAGTGGGTGGACGTGGTCCACTGCGTCTACCCGCGCGAGTCCTTTGATCCCGAGTCCATGAACCCGAAGCGGCGGCGGTTCGCCTCGGTCTACTACGAGGGCGGCCCCGGCGGCGAGGGCGGGCACCTGTTGGAGGAGAACGGCTTCTACGAGTTCCCGGCCATGTGTCCGCGCTGGAGCGTGACCGGCTCCGACGTCTACGGCTACTCGCCGGGCATGCACGTGCTTGGCGACGCGAAGATGCTCCAGGCCATGGAAACCAAGGCCTTGAAGGCGCTCGACAAGCAGATCGACCCGCCCTTGGCTGCGCCGTCGTCCATGGCCGCGGCCGGCATCTCGCTCATCCCGGGCGACGTGAACTACGTGGACGCGGCCCAGGGCGAGGCCTTGAAGCCGATCATCAACGTGAACCTGAACGTGCAGCAGGTCGAGTACAAGATCGAGAAGATCCAGCAGCGCATCGAGCGGGGGCTGAAAAACGACCTGTTCCGCATGCTGGACGCGCTCGGGGCGCAGGGCCGGCAGATCACGGCCACGGAGATCACGGAACGCCAGCAGGAGAAGCTGCAGCAGCTCGGGCCGG